TCATTCCCGCTGTCATTAACTCTGGCCCTTTCTCCCCGACTAGATAACTTTCGCCTGCTCGAATCTGCCCGCCTTGCGCTCTAGGTTCATAATTTAATGACGCTATTTGACTCAATCCACCCGCTACCGCACCGGCTAATGCTGCCCTTGCTGCCATTTTTTGACCGACAGTTATTAGTGTAGGGTCTGTCATTACAACGTTCCAAGCTGATGAAATAGCTAACGCTGATTGTGCTAACGCGAATCCTTTTTGTAATCCGAATAATACTTTATAAGCATTGCCTTGATCGTCCCCAAATTGAGCTTGAATCTGTGCTAACGAACCAAATAAGCTTGAAGCACCGGCTAGCAATAATTGTTTTTGCTGTTCTTGAAATAGTAAATCATCTTGCGCTTTTTGTTCAGCAAGTTTTTTAGATTGAATATTGTAATCTGCCTGACGTGCTAATGCGTCCATGTGCTTATTAAAGTCGCGATTGTTCATCTTTTCCAAGCTATCTTTAGTCGCGGCTTCCTCTGCTGCCTGTCTTGCCAATACGTCCATGCGTTGATTAAAGAAGCCATTTCTTTGAGCTTGTAACGCCGCTTCTTTAGACGCTGCCTTTTCCATCTCAATCTTAGTCGTATCGCTAGCGCCTAATTCTTCAGCCGCCGCTTGTGGCTTAGATTGCGCTGTTAGTAACTTTTCCTTTTTTTGCAATAACTCATCAAACTTGATATTGGCTTTAGCAATTTCAGCATCTATGTTCTTTGTCATTGCCTCCCATGCTGACTTTGTAGCAAATCCTTTTCCTTTCTTCCTTTCTTCTAATCTTTCTATTAAAGCTAATTGCGTATCTAAGCGAATGTTTATCTCATCGAGTGTGCGAGTGTCGCCATCATCTCTAAACGACTCCCTAAACGCTGTCATTGCATACGTAGCTGATGAAATACTTTCTCCCATGTATTTCATTGCTTGCACGATTTCAGGCGCAAATGTGGAAGTAATGTATGAGGCAGAATTTGACATAGTAGCTGTCAGTAAATCAAATTCATCGGCAATGCTTGCCAGATTATTACTTTGCAATGCCGTTAGTTCAATCGCTTTGTTAGCTTCATTATATTTTGAAACTAAATCATCTAACGCCTTGCCTTGATTCTCTAGCAATGGATTAAGCTTTGACGCTCCACGCGCTAAACCATCGAGTAAAGAAATCTGTACATTAGCAGGAATATTAGCAGCGTCTAACGCATTTTTAACCGCTTGCAGTCCGTCAATACCTGACATTCTGTTTAATGCTTCAGTCGTTAAGTCTGTCTGGTCACCTAATACTTTAAATACGTCTGCAAATCCACCAGTGCCTTTACTGATGAATTCACCTAACGCTTTAGATACTTTTCTCGATGTTTCTGCTAATGCTTCGCCTGATGACCCACTCGCATTGAAAGCGAATGACATTTCTTTGAAAGCTTGAACCGTCATGCCCGCTTGAGCCGCTAACTCTCCAAATCTATCTTCAGCCTGAGCGGATTTAATCGCTAACGTAGATAAACCAGCAACGATACCCGAAGCGCCTAACATGATTCCTTTCATCGATGTGAAAGAAGATGCTAAGTTCTTATTAGACTTTTCAGCCGTATCAGCGGATTTAGCGAATTGATTTAATTCTGAGGAAGCTTTAGTTTGTCCAGTAGTTTCAACTATCGCTCTTAGCCTAACGTCTGTCATTATGTGCGCTCGAAGTCGTTATCAATGTTCATTATAGTTTCTATCTCCCAAGCTTCAAAATCACAACACATCAAATCATTATACGCGGCTATCTCAGTGTAACTTATTTTGATTCCTTTCTGTTTTTTTATGCTGTAAAAATGATTGACTAAATAACAAATACTAGGGTCTGGTTCTTTGTAATCTAACTCCTTAGGTTTTTTCCCTGTCATTTTAAAAACTGATTCTAAATGATCTTTTTTGCTTCCCTGATCCTTGCCATTTTTATCAGTTATTCTAACGATTAAGGGAAAATACTTTGACGTATATTCGCTAATCGAATCTAATTTTTTTTTAAATAGTTCTCGTTATTAGCACTAAATGAATCAACCGCATCGCAAATCTGAGGGTATTTTTTCATTAAGTTTTCAGCGGCTAAAGGCGAATATTGTTCTTCATCTTCAGGCAAAAACCAACCAGATACCGTAGACGCTGCAAGCTTAGCCGTTAAATCTATCTGGGCCTGATCGTTATACGCTCCCTCATTCGATAACTTAGCCGCTTCTCTTAATACCTGATTCTTTCTAAGCTTAAACTCGTTAGAGTAAACTGATAAAATCATCAAGTAATAATCTTTTCCATCTTCAGAATAAAGAGGAAGTTTAACTGACGTGTTAGCTTGTTCTGCTGTAATAAATCGTTTCATGTAGTCTGCTCTACGTTATATCTGCTCGGATTGAATGACGCGGGAATATGGAGCAGACCACATATCCCGCCGCGTATTAAAACGCCGTCAACTTATGACATTTGCTGAATTTCAATTGATGATTCTTGAGCGCCTGGCGTAGTGCCTTGCAATGCTTGAGCCTCTAACGATTGAGTAATACTACCCTCACCGGCAACTTCAGGAGCGCCGCTAGTGTAAATCACTCGACCATAATTAAACGCTACTGCTTTTGCTCTATTCGATGGCATTAACGCTACAAATATTGATGACTCAGTATCGCCGGTAAACTTAGCAAGTAAAGTCGTATCATCAAAGAAAGTAGAAAGTGAAAGAGTGTTGTTAGTACGTCCTTTCTCGATAAACGCAACGCTGTTAGAGCCTATTTCAAACTGTGCGCTTGCTGCGTTATCGTTAGTGCAAGTCATTGAAGTGACGTAGCCTAGCGTTGAGTTAGCGTCTTGTATCGTGCCTTGTACGCTTGATAAAACTTCTTGTAATACTGGCGTTGCATAAGTTGAACCGCTTGGAACTGAAGCGCCGTATTCTGTAGTCCTGCCTATTGTCGTGAATGTACCTGTTACTAACGCATTAACCGAAATGTCGAATGAGAATCCAACAACTTCAACGCCTTTAGTCAATTGATAAATACCGGCGCCATTATCAGCATCTTCATAATGAGTAAGAATTGAGAATGATTGACGCTCATCGCCTACCACTAAAACCGCAGGGAATCTAACAACTGATGCAGTCGTTTCTACTGTCAATGTCACGTCAGTCGGTACTTTAACAACAACGAATAAAGCTGATACCGATTCCACGACAAACACTTTAGCGTTATCGCCTGTTAATGATGGGTGTTTAATCAAGTCACCCGCTGCAAATCCATCGCTTACATAAGAACCGCTTGCACGAGTGAATTTACTTGTTGCAGGGTCGACAGTAATATTGATTGATGAACTGTTAGATACTGCGCTAAATGTCGCACCTAACGCGCTTTGCAAAAATTCGTTGAAAGTAGCGCAATAAAGTTCTACGCTAATTTCTCCCATTGTCTGTTTGCTACCTAACACTAAATCCGATACTTCACGTGAGCCATTCAATTCTTGGCTTTGTAAAGAATCACGAGTCATGCTCATTTGCCCACTCGTATAGCGTAAAGGAGTCCATTCTGGGAAGTTGGAGTTGTTCCTGATACTGTCTCAGCGACGTACCAGTGCGATGTTTTTGAACCTGTAGCCGGAGTTGTAGTAGTTGACATGGTTATAGCCTCTGAATATGTGAAAAGTAATCTATCGTTAGATGTATTGTTGCAAATCCGTTAGAAACTATAACTCGCGTGTTAGATACGTTTCTAATATTAACCCAATATGGTGAGATTGTGAATTGTGCGCCTGACTTGAATACGCTATTTAATTCATCAACCTTTGTAAGTAAATCAGTCATGCCGCTGTTAGCCGGATAATTAACAGATATTTGAAACAATCCGCTAATATTATCAACGCCATCGCTTCCTAATGTTGCCTGATAGACTGGCAATGGGAATAGATGCGTGCTGATGTATGGAACGCCTGAACGCGGATCATAACTCACATTCTCAGTAGCTATTTCAACGTCATAAACTACGCCGCTATTGATTACAGCAACCGCAAAGATATTATTGATTGCTTCAAATCTACCCATTATTGGCCACGCTCTATATTCTGTGCCACTCGTGCAAGGCTAACTCTAACAACGCCAGCCGGTGCTTGATCAGACCAGCCCTCATACTCAATTCTTTCAGCGTAAGGCAAGTTGTTAGTGAGAATAAACATTGACCAGTCGCGTAATGATGAAACCTTGTTAGTCATATTGCTAATTGCTTGTTCTTCAGAAATAACCACATCTGATATTGTATTATCGCCCTCAGAGCCTGATGCAAACCAGTTTGATCTAAGCCCACCTAATTTTACAGGAGACTCTTTTATAATCATTCCGAACGCCGCAATCGCAGCCCCGCGCATAGTTCTTTCATTGCCTTTCATAATCTTTAAAGACTCGGCACGAATTTGATCGGCAAACCCTGTCATTTTCTCACCTGTACTTTATACATCAAAGCCGATGCCGACGGCTTTACAATATTGATTGACACGACAGTATAAATATCACCATCAATCAAAATATTGTCATCGCCTAAAACTTCAGTAGTTGAGTCTACAATCAAAAGTAAATCGCCAGTTTGAATACTAACGCCGTCAAGCTTGCCAGTATGTTGAAAGTTTCAGGTCAAGATATAAAGGCTGTAAATACACTTCAACTCAATCGTTAGTCTTTCCTAGAGAGGGTTTATATTTAGATGGTTGGTACGTTGAAGTTGACGCTATTCCAATCGAATTAGTTAGGGCGCAATGTTTAGCGGCTCACTTCTTAGACGTTGGCACGGCGCTTTACAATAATTCATCAGGGCAAGAAATATTATCTGAGACAGTTGATGTAATTAGCGTTACCTATTCGCAAAGTGGAGTATCTAACGCTGCTCCTATTATCGGAATTATTGAATCACAGTTAAGGCCATTGTTTAGGTCTACTTTCAATGTGAGCGTTAGTAGATGAGCATTTACACTAATCTCGATGCTACTGTTAAGCGATTGCTTGCAAAGTATGATACTCGCGTTACTGTTAGTTCAATAACTCCTTATCCATTAACTACAGAAGTAAGTGGTACAGGTACTTTCACAGATTACA